TAAGTATATGTGTTTACCTTTGGCAGCAATTGGAGCAGGATTAGGCGTAGCAACAGCCGGAGCACAAGCTATTGGTGCTAGACAACAAGCACAGATGCAGTATCAAGCACAGATGCAACAGATTGCTATGCAGAGACGGTTACAAGAACAGACCGCAGCAGCTGAGACTAGAAGATCGTTAAGACAGGTGACCGGAGAACGGTTACAGCAACAACAGCAAGAAAGACTGATTGGTGAAGAAATGCGTCAAGAAGCTCTTAAAGCTGAAGCTGCTATAGCTAGAACCGCTGAAGACCCTGTAACAGCTGTAGCTAAACAAAGAGAATACTTTTCTCTATTAGGTGCTAGACAGGCTGCTTTAGGCGAACAATTAGAGATGCTTGAAGCAGGTAAAACATTAGCTATTGAAGATATAGGTTTAGGATTACAACAGCGTTTGATGGGCATTAGACAACCAATCATGGAACCTGTTAAGCCTAGAGGACTTGGTATCACAGATGTATTGAGTGTGGCTGCTGGAGGTATGCGAGGTTATCAAATAGGTCAACAATTATCCGGAGGAATGGGTGGAGGTCTTACTAAAATAAAAGCACCAAGTACCTATGAGTTTGGTGGTCGCACCTATGAATACACAAAAATAGCAGGTTGATATGGCACGACAAATACCACTTCCCGCTTTAGGTCAGTACAGTGTTGCACAACTGCAAGCTCCTAGTGTTCCTGTACCTCAGACTAATAAGCTGTTAGAACTAGCTAAAGGTTTGAATGTAGTGTCTGATATAGTTACTACTTACGATCAGATAAAACAAACACAAAGCAGACAACAAGCTGCACTTGAGAAAGCTAGAGCGTTAAAAGGTAAAGAGCGTAAAGCATACGAAGAAGCCCTGATGACGGAGGGTGCTACACAGTTTCAGTTAGACCCTGGTGGTGTATCCCGCCAACTAGAAGCTTACGAAAAAGAAGTACGGAAACTGACCGCAGAAGGTAAGATGCCTGAGCAAGCGAATGCATTGTTCATGTTAGGAGCTAAGCAGGCAAAGGGGCAGGTATTAGCTAAGAGTGTCTACAGGGAGATGCTATTTAATCCACAGACTATATCTGAAACAATATCACCTGAAGAGACTGTACTACAGAAAAGACAAGAGCTGTTTAGTCGTCCAGAGTTTCAATCGGAGTTAGTAAAACAAGCTGCTTTAAAAGAAATAGAGAAAGTAGAGCAAGACTTCATTAAAGATGTAAATGCTAGATTTGACGCTGTAGATATAGAAGACGCTAAGACTAATTGGCTGGAGGCAGGTAGAGATTCTATCAATCGAGTTATTAATGAAGATTTAGATATTAACGATCCTTCTATTGTAACTTGGATAAACCATAAAGCAGGTTTGTTTCAAGGTTCCCGTAAGTATGCTTGGGATAATTTAATAAAAGAAAATGTAAAGGAGGGTTTATCTACAGGTGAATTAACTCCTAGTGATGCTAAGAAATTCTTAAATAATTTAAGAGAATTAGATTTAGGCGGTGGTATAAAATTCGCAGATGCTGAAACAGGTAATGCTATAACCGACTTTATTGATTATGTAGATGATAAGGCTGCTAAATTTGAAAGCAGGGGTAAAGCTAAAATAGACCAAGAATACAACGAAGCTATAGGTTCTTCTGTACAAGTATTTCTTAATGAATGGAATGAGGATGGTTCTATATCTGAAGATACCTTTAAAAGTGAAGCTAATAGATTAGCCCAGTTAGTACCTCCTAGTAAACTTAACAGTTACTTACTAGATTTAAGAAAACAATTTAGTAACTTAAATAAAGTAAAAGAAGATTCAACGGACATAACTTACGCAGAGAGAATTTTAGAGTTAGAACAAGGTAAAGATTTAGATGAATTAAAAAACCAATTACTAACAGATGTAACTCAAGGTGCTATAACTCAACCACAATTTGCTGAATTAAATTCTAAATTAGAATCGTATAGAGACTTTAATAATAATTTCATAAAGACTGATACATATAGAACTTTATCGAGTGGTTATGAAGAAGTGATACTAGGTTTTAGGACAGAAGTTGGTTGGGAGACTCAAGTTCAGAATCATTTTCAGACAATAGGAAAGACTGGGGATATAGCGATTGGACAGACGGGAGATCATCTTTACGGTAGGATAGTTAGTGCAAAAGGTGAATCAGCTGCTAAAATATATCTAAATAATAGATACACAGTATTTAAAAAAGATTTTATAGATTCTTTAAAGATTAAATTTGACGGTTATCTAGAAGACGGTAAGTCTGTCGAAGAAGCTAGAAGCTTACTTATTAATGAAGCTGTTGTAATAGGAACTACTGTTTTCGATAAATGGTCACAAGATTCTATTACACTAGCAACGCAGTTATACGGAATTTAATAAAATGGACGAAGAAAATAACAACGCACTGTCGGAAGAACAACTTGACGAAGTTATAAAGCAGAATCCTCAAATAGGAATAACTGAAGCTAAAAAGAAAGAACTTACTGAACAAGTAACTAGTCCTATATTAAAAGAAGCTGAAGAGCGTATGACTCAAGCTGTTCGTAGTAGGAAACCTGTAGAAGGTCTTACTAGACAGGAACAGATAGAAGCAACCCCTGAAGGTCAAATACCAGCAAGACCTAGCGGAGTACCTTCACCTAAATCAGATCGAATAGCATTACCAACTACTTTACCTAAGCACGGTATAAGGGCTTTATTTAGCGAAGGAGAGCGTATATTAGAGAGAGCCTCTCAAGTAACAAACCTACCTCCTGAAAGTCCAGCTACTCAAGCTATTGCACAACGCATGGCTAAAGGTGATCCGTTTTCATCAGAAGCTTTGGATGATGCTAAGGCTGAAACAATGAGACTAGTAAGAGCTGGTTTGATACCTAATCCGTATTACGAAGGCTTTACTGGTTCTGTGTTACAAGTTTACGAAACAGTCGCACCTTTAGTTATAGAAACAGGTGCACCTATGGTTGTTGGGGCTGCATTCTCACCTATGTTATTCTCGCCTGTTCCTGGTTCTAGAGTGGGATATTTTAAATTATTAGGTGCTACATCTTTTACTTCTAACTTAATAGCACAGCAAATGCGTATAGGATACGGACAACAAGATAAAACATCTTGGTCTGAAGCTGCTGCTGCTACTTTGTGGGGTATGGCTCCAGGTGTTAAAACACCTAAAGATATGACTAAGATTGGTAAAGTTTTAGTTAGAGGTGTAGAGGGTGCTTTCATGGCTGGCGGTGAGAACGCAACGAGACAAGGTCTTGAGTTGTTGTACGGAAAAGACGGTGAGTTTAGCGTAGGTGAGTTAGGACTAACAACTGCTACTGGCGGTCTTTTAGGTGCAGCTGTCGGTAGATTAGAATCAGCTTTGGTTAAATACGATCCGAAAGAACCATCTGCTGCTATACTTAAAAAAGCGGTTAAGGATGAATTAAAAGCTGCCAAGAAAGAAGTAGCTAGATTAAGAAAAGCAGGGCAAGTGCGTGGTTTAAAAGGATCTGAAGCTAAGATTGCTAAGTTAGAAAAAGATTTAGAAGCATTAGAACTACCAGAAAATAAAGTATTACAACGAGCAATCGACCAGCTTGAAGAGTACGAACAAAAACAAGTAGAAGCTTTCGAGTTATACGCTAAGGAGTTTGAACAAAGTAAAGCTGCTCAAGCTCTGAAAGAGAGTGATGTACCTACAGCTAAAGTAGAAGAAGCTAAAGTTGAGGCAGAGCCAGAAGCTTGGGACCCTACAGAAGTACCTCTTGGTATTAGAAGGACTCCAGTAATAGAGCCTGAGTTAGCTGCGTTAGATGATGAAGCATTAGAGTTAGCACAGAAACAAGCTTTAAAAGACGCAGAACCATTAGAGGATGAGTTTTTCGGTTATCCAACTAAAGGTGCTTGGTTTACAGCTCCTAAAGATTTAGCGAGGAGATTAGGAGAAGCACAAGATAAAGTAACAGCTATTGAACTTGAAATATTTAGAAGACAAATAGATACAGAAGAACCTTGGTTTGTTGCTACCGAGTTTAATAAATTAACAGGAGCTACGGAGGATGCAGAGAATACTTTTAAATTAGCATTACTTGGAGAGACTATTCAAAAAAGAGGCATACAAAAAGAGGTAGCAAAAGAGTTAGAAGATAAGTTTGGTAGAGGTGCTGATGCTCAAGAAGTTTTAATATCTAAAATAGAGACTGCTCAGAAAGCTATGAAAACAATGGCGGAGCAGAAAAAGCAATTACAAGCTCCGATGGAAGCACCTGCTGCTGAACCTGCACCTGTTGTAACTGCAAAGCCTGAAGGTGAAGTAAAACAAGAAGCTAGAGAAATATTAGACGACTTCATGGCTGGTGGTGGTACACGGGACTTTGATCTTGAGACTGGTAAAATAAAAGACACAGAAGATGAGATTAAAGCTAGGTTGTTAACAGACGACGCAGAGAAGAAACGCTTAATCAATGTCGTACAGGATGCGATCAAAGAAGACTTGCAGAATGTAAAAGGTGGTAGAGAAGGTAAGCTTGAATATTTATCTAAAGTACAAAAAGAATTAGACAGACGCTTGGGTAACGACGCTGGTGATGAATACGCATTAGTTCTTAAAGCTTCTCAGCTTAGTGATAATTTAGAAGTAGCAGATGCTTTAAATGAATTATCAGTACAGATGACGGCTAACGGTGCTGTTATGGTAAAAGGTTTTGATGACTTATTGAAGTACACTAGAGAGAAAGACTTTAATAATGTTGAGGACTTAAACGATGCGATGGTATCTATTCATAGACTAATACCTCAAATGCTTGGTTGGAAGAAAACAGGCAGTGCTGCTGGTCGTTTGTTACAGTCTAGAAAATACACTAAAGATTCTTTAGAAGTTAAAGTTGAGAAACTAGAGCAACAATTAGAAGAAAACTTAGTAAGTAATCTTAAAAGCTCCAAGGATTTATCTGGAGAAGAATTAGATAAGCAAATAAAAACATTCGGTGATATAGAAGCTATTAAGAAACTATTGAAAGCTGTACAACAAGCAGATGATGTTAGTGAAGTTAAAAAGATTCTTATCGATCAACAAAACGCTTTTCAAAACGGTAGTACATTAAAGAAGTATCTGAAATCCACCTTAAAAGGGGAAGCTATAACAGAAGCTAAATACAGAGAGGGAGAAGAAGCGTCTTTATATACAAAGGTCAGAGATGTAGGAATGGATGTTACTTACTCAAGCATGTTGAGTGCTCCAACTACAGCTATGAAAGTAGGCATCGGTAATGCTGTTATGTCTAGGTATCATACATGGATGGGTCAAATTGGAGCTAAGTATATGGCTTTAGCACCTTGGGCTAGGAGAGGTATGAGTAAACAGGAGTTTCAAGCTTCCTATGATTTTTGGTCAAAGACTGCTTCTAGCTACAAAGAGTTTAATGATATAGCGTTACAAGAAGCTAGGAGAGTGTTTAAATCCGGTGATAGTGACTTAGCGTCTCATTTCGAGAGAGTTGGTGAATCTGCTTTATCAATGGAACGCACTGGGTTATCAGGTGCTTTGGGGCAGTCGTTAGAGAACTTAGGTCAGTTTATTGATGTACCTGGTAAAGCTTTAACCGCTATTGACTCTCGCACTAGAATGAGAGTAGCTCATGCAATGACTAAAGCTAAAGCAGAGCATGATTGGCACTTAGCTAAGTTAAACGGTGAAGAAGTACCTGATAACTTTGATGAATACTATCAAGGATTTTTAGCTAAAGTATTTAACGATAAACGAAATAAGTTGATGACCGAAGATCAGGTCAGAAGACAAGCTATATTGAATGCTGAAAAAGAAGGTGTAGATGAAAACAACTTAGCTTCCTACATTGATAATTATGTTAAAAATAACTGGGATACATCTACTAGTAACTTTGTTAATTATGTACAAAGGAATTTAAAAGAGATTACTTTTACAGATGAGTTAGGTGAGTTCGCTAAGATGAACACAGTTGAAAAAGGATTAGCACTTCCAGCAGAAAACTTCTTAAGTTCTTTCCCTTTGTTAAAAACAATATTAAGCCCGTTCCAAAGAACTGGTAGAAATATAATTAGAGAAGCAGCTAGTACTACATCTTTCTTGGCTGACTTACCTGTTGTTAGTAAATATGCAGATAACTTATGGAGTAAAACCGTCCAAGACTTAAACAGCGGTGATCCTATTGTAGCTGCTAGAGCTAAAGGTAGACAGATAGTAGGAGCAGGTATAATCGCTTCTGCTTGGGGTATGGCTGAGGCTGGTTTATATGTGGGAACGATTGCTCAGAATTGGAAGAAGAAAGAAAATATAGAGAACGGAGAAGGACTTGGTGATTATGAGTTAAGAATACCAGGACCGGATGGAGTTATGGTAGGCGTTGATATAAGCCCGCTTGAACCGTTCGCTACAGTAATGAATATAGTAGCTGATTGTCATACATTAAGTAGAGGTACGATGGCTCAGAAACAAGAAGCTATGCATGCTTTACAGATATTAGCATTAGTAGTTTCAAATAACATTGGTAATAAGACTTACTTTAAAAACTTAGGGGATGCTCTAGAGTTAGTAACTTTAACTAGTGAAAGTGAACAAGCATCTGATGCTAAACGATTACGCTTAGTTAAAGGGTTGGTTGCTACTACTGTACCTGCTGGTATCAATGCTCAATCAATGTCTACTGACGATGTTAGAAGGCGTGGTGATACAATGCTACAAATTATAGGTAAAAGAATAGGAGGAATCGCTAGAGAAGTACCTGCATATAGAGATGTATTTGGTGATCCAATGGCTCTTCATAAAGGAGATGTTAGTAAGATGTTATCCATGTTTAATCCATTCAAATTTAGCGTAGCTAAGATGAGAGTGGATGATTATGTAACTGAAGACAAAGAATTAGGAACTCGTAGATTTAATAAAGAAAAGTTTAAAAAGATTACTTTAAATAAAAAGAGTAAGGATTACAGCGAGGAAGAGGTTCGTAATGCTGCACATGCTGTTATAATAGAATTAGACGGTGAGTATAACTTTAATAATGGCACTACCATAAAAGATGGTGTTGATTTACAGGAAGTTATACATGAAGAAACCAGAGTTGACGCTTTTAGTAGATGGCAGCAAATATACCAAACTATAAAGAACCCGTCTACTGGGCTTACTATTAAAGAAGCTATAGTAGCTGAAGCTAAAAAGCCTGAGTTCTTAAATGCTTTCAGTATTGATCCAAATAAAAAATCTAAAGAGTTCAAGGAAGAAGACGAAAGATTGAAAAGGGTTAATGAAGTTTTTAGTAAATATAGAACAGCAGCTTACGAACAATTAGAGCTTGAATATCCAATATTGGTTGAGCAGAGAGAAGAAACCAAATACAGGAATAGACTTAAAAGATATGGGGTTCCTGATTCACCTGAACAAAGGAAGAATTACAAAGAACAAGTTATAGGTAGGTTAGTTTCGGAGATGCCGATAGAAGAGCATATGAAGAAGCAACCTGATACTAGATTAAAAGAATTGTTACAAAAAACCCCGTATGCTCCTGTAACACTTGACTAAGTGCTTGAACTCCTAACTCAATAGTTAATAATATATTATCATGGCAAACACCTATGTAGACTACACTGGCGACGGGAACGAAACATCCTTTGCCTATACTTTCGCAGTTCTATCCGGACGACAACAAGACCACATCATAGTCGGAGTAGATGATTCCACAACAACAGGAGGAAAGTTTGAAGTAGTTGATCCCGCGGACTATACGATAGACGCATCAGCAGGTACAATCACTTTTGATACAGCTCCAGAATCAGGTGCTCGCATACGAATCAGAAGAGACAGTGACTCATCCACCCTGCTTGTTGACTTTAAGAACGGTACAGTACTACCAGAGAGAGATTTAGATTTAGCTTACTTACACAACTTATTCTTAAACGAAGAGATTGAAGAAGGTAGCGGTAAAAATACTTTAGTTAAAAACTCAGACGGTAATTACGATGCAGACGGTGTACGGATTGTTAATCTAGCTGATCCTGAAGACCCACAAGATGCTGTTACTAAAAGCTATGCGGACAATCGGTATGTAGATGTAGCAGGTGACACAATGACGGGTAGTCTGGCTATGTCCAACAATAACATCACTGGTGTTAACAGTGTACAAGGACTTGTTGCTCCGACCTCCGATAACCACGCTGCTAATAAGAAGTATGTAGACGATGAGGTTGCTACTGAAGCTGCTGCTCGTATAGCTGGCGATGCGTTAAAAGTGAATAAAGCTGGTGATAGTATGTCTGGTAATTTGACCATGACTAGCCCAGCTAAGGTCGTACAACCTTCTGCTCCTACTAACGCTAATGATCTTACCAATAAGACTTATGTAGATGGTGTTGTTGCAACTGAAGCAAGTAATCGTGCAGCTGGTGACCTCGCCCTGACTAACTCAAAGGTATCTAGGAGCGGTGATACGATGAGCGGTAACCTTAATATGGCTACCAAAAAAGTCACAGGTTTAGGATCACCAAGTGCGAGTACAGACGCAGCTACTAAAACTTATGTTGATAAATTGGTTTCAGAAGTTGATTTAAGTGTTGCTCCAAATTTTAGTAAGTTTACAGGTAACGGTACTAACACAGATTTCTCTTTAACTTTTAACACGAACGGAGTTGTATCAACTGCTATGTTAGTCTCGATTGATGGAGCTGTACAAGACCCAGACGACTACTTAATACTCGGAGGGTCAGATGAGATACAGTTTACGACACCACCTCCAAACAATTCAGAGATATTGGTTATAGAACGGGGATTCCGTCCGAAGACCGACTTACCCACTGAATATGATTGGGGGTTTGTAGCAGACACCGTAGTAACAGCTTCCTACACATACGGAAAAATATGAGCATTGCAGTACAAATAAGAAGAGGAACCAGTGCAGAGAACGCTGCGTTTACTGGTATCGCAGGAGAGTTAATCTATACAACAGATGACAAGAAGATTTATGTCCATGATGGGATTAATGCTGGCGGGAGTCTTGTTAGTGGAGCACCTGGAGACATAACTGCGGTTAATGCTGGTACTGGGTTAAGCGGTGGAGGCGTTGCTGGTGATGTAACTTTAAATATTGCAAGCAGTGGAGTTGATACTACACAGTTAGCTGATAGTGCTGTTACTACAGATAAGATTACTGATAGTGCTGTTACTACAGCTAAGATTGCTAACGCTGCTGTTACTGCCGATAAACTTGGTAGCAACTCTGTCACTACAGCTAAGATTGCTGACGCTGCTGTTACTGCCGATAAATTATCAACATCAATAGACTTAGGATCACTTTCATAACCAAATAATTATTATGCCAAATATATCCGTACAACTAAGAAGAGGGACAACAACCGAGCACAACTCTTTCACAGGAGCTGAAGGAGAAGTAACAGTAGATACTGATTTAGATACACTGCGTGTACACGATGGTTCTACAGCTGGTGGTGTAAGATTAGCAAAACATAGTGAGCTTGCAGGAGCTGCTGGCAATACAGATTTAGGTAATACGCCAAGTTCTACTTCTGTAGAAATCACTTCATCTACAGGTAATAATACTACAGTTGCAGGTGCTTCTACTAGTTTAGCTGGTGTGATGACTGGTGCTGATAAGGCAAAGCTAAACGGTATTGAGGCTGGTGCTACAGCAGATCAAACTGCGTCTGAAATACTAACAGCAGTTAAGACTGTTGACGGAACAGGTAGCGGATTGGATGCGGATTTGTTAGACGGACAACAAGCTAGTGCTTTTGCTGCTTCTTCTCATACACACACAGCTACTAACATTACAGACTTTGATACAGCAGTTGCAGCAAATACAGCAGTTGCAGCAAATACAGCGAAGGTATCTAACGCTACACACACCGGAGATGTTACGGGTGATGGTGCTCTGACGATTGCTAACGGTGCTGTTACACCTGCTAAAACAGCTTTTGATAATTTAGCACTTAGTAATGCATCAGGAGGTTCTTCGTTAACAGTTACTGGTAGCACACAAGCTTTTATTGAAGTAGGAGGAGCTGCTGGTAATTTAGCGTATATTGATATAAAAAACCCATCCTCGGATGATTATGATTTAAGGTTGGTAAGTGACGATAGAACACCAATGGCATCCGTACATCAATCCAGAGCTAGAGTTGAAGGTGTTAATTCTTTAGGTTTGTGTGCAGGTAGTGCCGGGAGTCCTTTATCCGAAATTGTTACTGTTAAACCAACAGAAATCTTTATTAAAAATAGCACAGCTGTTCCTACTACTAATCCAACAGGTGGAGGGTTTTTATATGTAGATTCGGGTGATTTAAAATATAGAGATCCTAACGGTGCTATTAAAACTTTTGGTGGTATCTCTAAGGCTTCCTCAGGATGGGTTACAACTTTAGGTAACTCTGTTGCAAATGGAGCCACTTTAACCTACACCCATAACTTAGGAACAGCTGATTATACTTGTGCTGTTTATGCTAGGGATATTGGTGGTGGTAATTCAATCAGAATTGATAGCCACGCATCAGCTTCAAATAATTTCGGAGCACAAGTTCAGGATATAGCTACTAACTCAGTGCAAATACAGCTAGGAAATGCTGGTTTATCTAGGTGGGCAAGCGGAGGTTCTGCAACTACGATTAACTGGAATACTCAAGAAATTAAAGTAGTTGTAACAGGATGATCGAATCTCTATCTGGTCTTTTAAATACCGCTCTAGCTATTGCCCTTGGAGTTATCGGTTGGATTATTAAACGCATGATCGAACGCTTAGACCTGGGTGATAAACGGATGACTAAGATAGAGGTAGAGTTAGCTGCTCAACGGGAAAGAGATATAGCTGTTGAAGCACGCATAGCTAAAGTAGAGGAAGCAATTAAAGAAGTTCACAACAAACTAGATCGTATGATGGAGGTATTAGTAAAGAGATGAAAAGAAAAAGTAAAAGACCAGGACTATACGAGAACATGAATAAGCGTAAGCGTTTAGGTATTAGCCGTAGCAAGAAGAAGTCTACAATTAGTCCTCAAGCCTACTCTAACATGCAAAAAGGATTCCCTAAGTAAGATGCCGTATAAAAGATATAAGTTAGCTATTAAGAAGAAAAAGAAGAATGGCTGAGAAAAAGAAAAAAGCTATGACAGGCTGTAAGCGTCGTGGTTTAGCTATTAACAAACCTAGACGAATACGCAAAGGCGAACCGGGGTACGGTAAGAAGAAGTTTGTTGTCTGTGCAAAGGAAGGCAGTAAGCATCGTATTATAAGATTCGGTGACGCTAAGATGACTATTAAGAAAAGTGATCCAGCCCGTCGTCGTTCCTTCAGAGCAAGACATAAGTGTGACCAAAAGAAGTCAAAGCTCTCAGCAGGTTACTGGTCTTGTAAGAAGTGGTAAGCATGCTAAGGCGACCTAAACCACCCCGTATACATCCGCTTACTTTTCAAAGCCGGACGCTTGCTGCTGTATCTAGTGCTAGTGTTACTGAAGCGTTAGAAGCTACACAAGCAGCACAAGTTCTTACAGATTCTATTACATCAGACCCTGACATCATCGGTGTTAATGGTGGAGACGCTGCTTTGACTGATCCACAGATTGATGGTTTAGGTGCTACAGCTAGTGATAATTTAGATGTTTACAATGGAGGAGGAGCATAACAAATGGCTACTTTTAGTAAAAGAATACAACTTAGAAACGATTCCGCTAGTAACTGGGCATCTGCCAACCCTGTACTTTTAGAGGGAGAGATAGGCATCGAGATAGACTCTGCTCGCAACAGAATTAAGATAGGTGACGGGACGACTGCTTGGAACGATCTGCCTTACTTCCTAGACGCTCGTGAAGAAGAAGTAGGTGATTACCAGGATTTCCTTGACGGCTTAACTACACCCTAATATAACATCGACTCGATATGAGTAGCTTACTTACACAATTAGGACAGAAGGTTAAAGCCAAGCTTAATAATAAGTTTGATAAGTCAGGAGGTTTGATAAGCGGTGATCTGTCTGTATCACAATCTATACAGTTCGGATCGTATCTAGCATCAGCTCTGCCTACCAACGGTACATCAGGTCGTGTTATCTATGTAACTGATGGTGACGGTAACGGTGGTCCTTGTCTGGCGATTGACGACGGAACAGATTGGAAGATCATTGAGCTTGGCGGGAATGTACCTACTGTTACTCATATCCTTGCAGAAGATGGAGATAGCTTAACAACAGAGGTTGGTGACATTCTAATAACTGAACCTGTTGCTTGACACCTATTAGCTATCCTTATAACTTTCTTAAACACAACTAACCCACAACAAAGGATAATATATTATGTCTAGTTTGCTTACCCAATTGGGTCAAAAAACCAAAGTAGAGCTTGATAAGAAGCTTGCCCTCGCAGGAGGAACAATGACCGGAGCTTTGACGCTCTCAGGTGCTCCTACCTCATCCCTTCACGCTGCTACCAAAGCTTATGTTGATTCAGTATCTTCTACCGCTTCCGGTCTTCAAACAGAACTTGACGCTACCCAAAGTGGTGCTGGTCTTGGTACTGACGGTTCTTATTCCGCTAACGGTTCGACCAACTATCTTGGTTCTGTAGCCAGCCTTAAAGCTGCTGACGAAGCTCTTGATAGCCAACTTAAAACTGTTGCGGACGCTGTTGCTTCTAACGATACCGACATTTCCAGCCTTCAGTCCAGTGTTTCGACTAACTCTTCTGACATCAGCACTCTTCAGTCTAATGTTAGCTCCAACGACAGTGACATCTTAGCTCTTCAAACTCAAGCTGGATCGCTCGCTTCTGACGGTAACTCCGCTTCCTTCTCCGGTAACATCTCTGCTGCTAATGCTACATTCAGCGGTAACTTGACTGTTAATGGTACAACCACTTCGGTAAACACCACTAACATCGATGTATCTGACAGCATCATGAACCTTTCTAAAGGTGCTGCTTCCGGAACGAATGCTTCGAATGACGGTGGTTTCATCGTTGAGCGTGGTTCTGCTGAAAGCAATGTTGCTCTGATCTGGGACGAAGGAGACGACAAGTTCAAAGTTCTCACCACTTCCGCAACTGCCGCTGCTACTGACATCTCTTCGACTGACGGTTCAGCTGCTGCTGCTAAGTTTGATGCAGACCTCTACCACAACGGAACTGAATTAGGAACCGTTGCTGAGTTCGAAGCTGCTTTAAGCTAAGAGTCTTATTACTCATATCATCAAGGGGCGGTTCTTCGGAGCCGCCTCTTTTTGTTTACAAAGATAACAACTATTAATACAGTAGGTATATGCTAAGTCATACCGAAGGAAGTAAACTGCACGACAAGATAGCAGGTGCGTATCGTAACTGTATTGATCTGATGGAGGCTGAGGGAGAGTACAACGCTGCCCTGCTTAACGGAGCTAGACAGTTCCTTAAGGATAACAATGTTATTATGGATTCAGGCATGGGTACTCCTCTACAAGCGTTAGCTAATGACTTGAACACTTTACCATTTGAAGAAGAAGAAACACCAAGAGATACCACCGAAGCTACGGGACTTTAGAAACTTCCTGTACCTGGTTTGGAAGCACCTTAATCTTCCTGATCCCACCGAGCTACAATACGACATCGCTGAGTACCTGCAACACGGTCCAAAGCGGTCTGTTATTATGGCGTTTCGTGGTGTTGGAAAGAGTTGGATAACAAGTGCTTTTGTAGTACATCAGCTGCTGCTGGACCCATCTAAGAACATACTTGTTGTATCAGCATCTAAGAATAGATCAGATGACTTCTCTACATTTACCTTGCGAATTATTCAGGAGATTCCCATTTTACAAGGATTAAAGCCATCAGAGAACCAACGATTCAGTAAGATAGCATTTGATGTAGGACCTGCTCCAGCCTCTCACGCTCCCTCTGTTAAGTCCCTAGGTATATCGTCCCAGCTAACAGGTTCTCGTGCTGATATAATTGTAGCAGACGATGTGGAGGTAGCTAACAACAGTGCTACTCAAGGAATGAGAGATAAGCTGGATGAACAAGTAAAAGAGTTCGACGCTATCATAAAACCATTAGACTCCTCCCGTATCATCTTTCTTGGTACTCCTCAGTGTGAGGACAGTATATACAACAAACTGCGAGAAAGGGGCTACAAGAGCCGTATATGGTCTTCAGAGTATCCAGATGATACAGAGGCTATAAACAACTACGGAGGCGATCTAGCACCCCTTATAGCGGATAACATAACACCTGAGACTATTGGTACTTCTACAGAACCTCTACGCTTTACTGACTTAGACCTGGAAGAAAGAAAGATGTCGTACGGTCGGACCGGGTACGCTTTACAGTTCATGCTTAATCCTAAGCTATCTGACGCTGATAGATACCCTCTTAAGATTAACGATCTGGTGGTGATGGATGTAGATGTGGATGTAGCTCCTGAAAAGATCGTGTGGTCCAGTGACCCTGATAACTGTGATAGAGAGTTACCTAATGTAGGACTGGCTGGTGATAGATACAGAAGACCTGCTAACACTGTTGGGGATATGATACCGTACACAGGCTCGGTGCTATCTATTGACCCGTCTGGTCGTGGTAAGGATGAAACAGGGTACGCTGTAGTAAAGATGTTAAACGGTCAGCTGTTTGTACCGGATGCTGGAGGGATAAGAGGCGGGTACGACACTAAGACCTTACAGCAACTCGTAGCTATCGCTAAGGATAACAAAGTTAACAAAGTGGTGATAGAGTCTAACTTTGGTGACGGTATGTTTATGGAGCTGATAAAGCCTCTGTTTAGAACAACTTATCCTGTAACTATAGAAGAAGTCAGACATAACAAACAGAAGGAGCTACGGATTGTTGATACTCTAGAACCTGTGTTAAACTCTCATAGACTTATCGTTGACCCTACTGTTATAAATAACGATTACAGGTCAGCTTTAAGCTATCCTATTGAACAACAAACCAGGTACATGCTGATGTATCAGTTATCTAGGATAACAAGAGATAGGGGTAGCTTAGTACATGATGACCGTCTTGATGCTTTATCAATAGCTGTTGGTTATTGGGTGCAGCAGATGGCTGCTGATGTTAACCAATCTATGATTGATAGACAACAAGAACTGCTTCAAGAAGAGTTAACAAAGTTTACTGATAGCTTTCATAAAAGAAGTAATAACAAAGCTTCTGTAACTTGGATATAGCTCTTTCTTACAACATCTACTTAGCATTCTTAGATTGTATATATAGTGCTGTTGTAGTTAGTTTAAATAAACTAATTATGTTATAACTACTGTTACTGGTTTATTTATAAACACACCTATCCTTAAAAGGTAATCTATAATGCAAGTATCAGTCACCACTCTAAAGTAGCTGCGAAAGAACGGATGTATGAGCAGCTCAACAGAGTCTTACTGATCTGATGGGTGTTGAGGTATCTGCTATTGTTATCTTTGTTAAAAGGAGGCAGCAGCAGTAACAACTAATACGACTCTAAAACTAATTGCTTGTACACTTACCTTTGATTAATACCTTGAGGATCGTTTAAAACGAACTCTAAAGTACATATCTAAATCTCATTAGT